AAAAGTTAAATAAAAAAAAAAAATAAATAATAAAATTAAAAAAAAAAAAAAAAAAAATAAAAAATATTATTCGTTTAAATCACAAATCTTCATATGACAAACAATTATTTGAAAAGTCTAATATTATTATTCATGATTTGTATTTTGAAGATATGACAACCCCTTCTATTTTAATTATGAAAAAATTTATGAATATTATTGATAATAATGAAATTTTTGCAATTCATTGTAATGCAGGACTTGGTCGTACAGCTATTTTAATATGTATATGGTTAATATTAAAATGTAATTTTAAACCTGAAATTAGCATAGCATATATGAGAATTATGAGACCCGGTTCGGTGATGCATCATCAAGGTTTATTCTTAGAATCAATTGACTACTTTAAAAAATTTATTTAATTAGCATTAAACACTTTGCGTATTTTTAAATTAGTTACATTTTTTCTAAAACTAATATTTTTATACAGCAATAAATGTATCAATTTTATCATTTCTGCAAATAACATTACCAACTAAAAATTTATATATACTAAATTGTTCATTTCTACTTTTAACTTCTCTTCTTTTCAAATATCCATAATTTAGTACCCCTAATAATGTTATAATTCCGGAAATAATTAAAATATATTTATTAATTAATTCTAATTTTTTTGCTGATTTTTTTTGTTCTTTTAAATATTTTATTCTATAACTAATTATATACATTATTAAAAATAACATAACAATTAATAATGTGACATAAGCATGTGTTCTAGTTGTTAATAAAAACCATATGTATAATATTATTGTTATTAATACTCCATTTAATATTGCATTATCTTCTTCTAAATTTATTCCCGACAATACTACTAAAAATCCAAATATAATGATGCCGATAAAGTGTTTTATTAACATACTTGAAGATAAAAGTTCTCTAAATTTACAACTAAATAAGTCACCAATATAGTTTGATGCTATAATTAAATATAGTGCAAAAAATGCCTCATATGGAATCTTATCAATCATATGCTCTTTATATATTATATATATTTTTAAAATTATAGAATGAAACAATTAAGAAAAATAGATATATTATTTTTAGTAATATTAATTTTACTTACAATAAATCATAAATTTAATATTAAAATTTACAATAAAAAAAATATAAGCAAATCAGTCTTAAATTTAAATCAAAGTAAATTATTTGAATTATGTGAATTATATATAATGATATATTTAATTTTGTATTGTGTATCGCATTTTGATTTTGTAAACTTATATATCTTTTTAAGTGCATATATACAACATATTTTACAAATAGTTTATTGTTATAGATATACAAATAAAAATAAAAAATTATCAACAATGACAATATATATGGTACTTATAATATATAATATAATAACGAATAAACAACCTTTTATATTTTTATGGTCTTTCGCGTTCTTAATACATTATATTTCTTATTATAATAAAATGCCATTTATGAAAGTAATATGTTTATCTAACTATATTTTTATATAAATATTAATTAATATTATTTATTACACAATGATTAAATATTTATTTCATTTATCTGATATTCATATCAGAAATGGTGATATTAATTATAGTAGATTTGTTGAATATAAAAATGTTTTTGGTAAATTATTTGAATCTTTGAAAACATATAAATATAAAAAGGAAGAATTTTTAATTATAATAACAGGTGATATTTTCCATAATAAAAATAATATTGGAAATTACGGTTTAATGTTATATAAAATATTAATAGAAAATTTAACTAAAATTGGAACTACTATTATTTTAGAAGGAAATCATGATAGTATTCAACACGAATTAAATCAACCGTCCCTTGTCACATCAACATTTGAAATAGATAATTTAATTGTATTAAGAGAAACAAAATCATTTGTCATAGATAATATTGGATTTTCATATGTAAATATTAGAGATACTCTTGATAATTTATCTAGTTCTGGAAGAAAAAATAATCTTCATCCTTTCCCTATTATTACTCAAAATGTAAAATATAAAATTGCATTATTTCATGGTACATTTGCGAATATAAAATTATATAATGGTACAAATATTTCAAATGAACATAACCCTTATCCATTCGAATGGATTCAAGATTTTGATTTTGCTTTATTAGGCGATATACATTTAAGACAAAAAAATATTTATAAAAATAAAGTAAACTGGTGTTATAGTGGTTCATTAATACAGCAAAATTTTGGAGAAGATATTATAGAGCACGGATATGTTATTTGGGATTTGGAAGAAAAAAATATTGAATTTGTAAATGTTTATAATGAATTTGGAAAAATTGTTTTAAAAGAACTAGATGATAAAATATGTTTTAGAAAAACTAATAAATTTTATGAATTATATGAATATATTAATAATAATATTGATTATTTTCCTAAAAATATAGAAATAAAATTTTTGTCGAATTTTAATAATAATAATTTAAATAACATATTACAAAAATTTAATATTACTTATAAAGTTATTTCAAACTATAATTCAATTAATTATAATATAACAAAAAATAATAGTATAATTAATGATAATAATATTATTGATTCTGATAATTTATTATTATATTTCAAAGAACATCTAAATAACAAACAATATTCACTATTATATGAAATCATACAAGATAATCATAAATTATTATTTGATATTAATAATTATCCAAATCAATTACATGCAGAATGTCTAAAAAAAAATAAAGAACTTGATAATATAATAAATACTTGTATTAAATCTAAAGATGAAAAAATAATTGATTATAATTTTAATATTGATTACTTGGAATGGAATAATTTATATTGTTACGATGATATTAACTGGATCGATTTTTCAAATTTAACAAGTTCTACATTTATTATTTCTGGTAAAAATGGCACTGGTAAATCAGCAATTTATGATATTCTTGTATTAGCAATTTGGGGCAATATAACTATTGATAAACAAAATGATATTACATCTGGTATAATAAATTTCAATAAAGACATTGCTTATACTATCATTGAATTAAATAAAAATAATACAATATATAGAATTAAAAAGGAATATAATAGAAAAAAAGATAATGAATATACTATCAAAATACTAACAAATTTATATATAAAGGAAAATAATCAATTTGTTTTAATTAAAAAAGATGCAGCTGCTAAAGAATATATTAACAATATTTTTGGTAGTATAAATGATTTTTTATCATCATCTATGATAACGCAAAATATAGATAATAATATATTAAAAATGAATTATAAAGATAGTGTTCAATTAATAGATAATGCAACCAATATTGAATATATACATAATTTATTTAATTTATTTAAAAATTCATTGAATAAATACAAAGATTTTAATAAAACGGTTATAGCGCAAAAAAATGTATTTTATGGTTTTATTAATAATAATGATAATTACACATCGCATAATATAGATGATTATAAATTAAAATTAATAGAATTATATAATGAAAAAAACAGATTAACAAAAGACATCGTAATAATTAATAATGATATAACTAATATAGATCTAAATACTAATTATGATGATGAACTAATTAAATTAGATAAAATTAATATTTCTGATTATAAATCTTATGAAAATATGTTAAATGATTTTAATGAAATTAAATATTTTTTTAAAAGTATAGATTTTAATGATAATAAAATAATAGATTATTCAAAAAAATATTATGATAATATTTCATTTAATAGTAATATAGATTGTAAAAATGTTGATTATGAATATAATTGTTTAAAAGAATATTTTGGTTTTTCAGATGTATTTAATGAATCTTTGTCTAATTTAAATTATAAATTAGATAATAATTATTCACAATTAAATAAATTAAATTGTGATTTAATTTATCATAATTCGGTTAAACCTGTTATTGTTGATAAAATAGATTTTAATTATAATATTATAAACGATATTATCATTAAATTTTTTGTAAATATTGATACTTTTTTATCATTTTATGATAAAAATGAAAAATATATGTATAATAATAATTTTAATTTTGATAAAGACTTTACTCATTATACATTTATACAAAATCAAAAAAAAATTGTTTATTTAACAGATAGAATTAAATTAAATAAAAATAAAGTAGTTATTATTGAAAAAAATAATACTGATATTATTTTACAACTAGACAATTATATAAATATTGATAAACCTGCTAAAATTATTAAATTTAAAACCAGTAACTCTACAAAAAATTATATAAATAATTTTTTTCAAAATATTGAATTCATTATTTTATTTAATAAAGATAATGAAAATAATTATCTTAATTATTTAAAACTTAATAAATTAAAAGATACTTTGAGTTTTTATAATTCAGATAACTATAAATATGATGAAAATTGTGTTTATTGTAACAAAAGACCATGGGTTACTGAAATAAAAAAACTCAAATTAGACATTAATAATTTAAATAAATTAATTGATTATAATATTATTAAAATATATATTAAAAATATTAATATTATTGAAAAATACGAATTATATAATAATTGGTATAAATTTTATAAATTTAACGAAACTAAAAATAATATTTCTATTAATTTAAAAAGTAAGGATACATACGATAAATTTATTGATAATGATAATAGTTATTTAAATATTTTGCTTAATGATAATAAGGAATTTTTGAATATTACTTATAATTTACATGATAAATATCAGGAATATAATAGATATATTAAGTATAATGAATGGTTAGTTACTTTAAACCGTATAAATACGAATATTGTTTCCTTAAATAAAGAAAATATTTTATTAGAAGAACATATTAATTATTATATTAATATAAAACCGCGATTAGATAATTATTACAAAATTAAAAATGAATATGAAAAAATATTAATATATAAGTCCTTTAAATATATCCAATATAAAAATGATATCGAAGCATATATTAAATTTAAAGATTTAATTAACAAAAAAAACTATAAAAGTAATTATTATTTAAAAGATGCTATTTCAAAAATTGATGACAATATATTAACTACTGCTAATTATATTTCTAAATTAGAAACTGAACAAAATTTTAATAATAAAAATTTGATTATATATAAAAAATTATATGATATTGAAGTTAATTTATCTACTATTATTCTTCTTATTCAAATTATAATTGATAAATTTAAAGATTATAAAAAATGGCTATATGATAATTATATATTAAAAACTATTATTAATAAGACAAATAATTATATTAAATTATTATGTCATGAGAATTGTAAAATGTTTGAACTAGATTATATATTAACAGAAAATAAGGATATTATTCATATTAATTGGTTAATTAAAAATGTTCATAATGAAACAAATTTTGCACAAATTATTTCTATTAATCAAGCATCGGGATTTCAAAATTTTGTAATTTCTATGTGTCTTAGACTTAGTTTGTTTGGAAACAAAATATGTAATCAATTATTTATAGATGAGGGATTTACAGCATGTGATAAAGATAATTTATCAATTGTTCCAAATTTTTTGAAAAATTTATTATTAATTTTTAATACAATTATTGTTGTATCACATATTGATATTATTCAAGATAATATTGATGATAAAATTGAAATAAAATATGATAAAATAAAAAAAACATCTATTATTAAATATGGTTCTAGAAATAATTAATTTTTTTAATTTCCTATTGCAATAAATAAAAATAAATCATATTATAAGTAAATGGTACTTAAAAAGAATGGTGGCGTTTGGCCATTTGCAAATAATAAAATTAAAATATATGTTAATAAAAATGGATTAATTAATGAGTTTTTTTCACCATCAACATCAATAAGTAGAAAAAGAGAAATTAATATAAAAATTAATGAAAAATTAATTTCATTAATGATATTATATAGTAATAATAGAAAACCAATTCATTCTAGTAATATTACTATTTTAGTTAATGATATTTGTAAAAATAATTTTAATTTTTTTCTAAATAAAATAATTCAAAAAAAAAATTTTAGTAATATGCATTATATTAATATCAATATTAATAAAATTTACAATAACACAGAAATTCAGAAATATGCTATTAATCATTTTATTGATATATTTTATAATTTTGCATTAAAATATGTTGGATATGAAAGTAAAATATTTAAAATTCATAAACATTATTATGACATTTTGATTAAAAAAAATAAATTATTTTTTAATAGTATTATAAATTTTATTAACGCTAAAAGAGATAGTTACTTATTTAATATTAATTTTATTATTATTTTAATATACACGTATACACATACTACATTAGAATACAATAATAATAATTATTTTCCTAATCATTATATGATAATTTATAAGTGCTTTTTAAACTATATTTCTAATTATGGTTATCCAAGTATAAATAATGATTTTTATGCGATATTAAGAAACAAAAATGATAATGAAATAAATAATTTAAATACGAATCCTAATTTTATATTAAAAAAAATAATTTTACATCCATCATTTACAAGTAACAAATATACAAAATTATCATCAGAAACTTTGGGGACAAAGGCCAAAACTCTTCTACAGACATCAAGTTTACCTAAACCATCAAGAGTATCGGCATCAACACAAACATCAGCACAGCCACAGCCACAGCCACAGCCACAGCCAGAGCCAAAGCCAAAGCCAAAGCCAAAGCCACAGCCATCAGCACATACATCAGCACATACATCAGCACAGTCATCAGCACAGCCATCAGCACAGTCATCAGCACATACATCAGCACAGTCATCAGCACAGCCATCAGCACATACATCAGCACATACATCAGCACATACATCAGCACATACATCAGCACATACATCAGCACATACATCAGCACATACATCAGCATCATCGTCTCGGACAAATAATTCGCAATCTGCGCAATCTGCGCAAGCTGACAAACAGGGTTGGGATTTAAAAATGGGCTCAAGTAAAAATTTAAATTCGTTTTCTAGTATATCTAAAAATCTACCATTTGAATCTAAGTCATCAGCATCAAGTCGGTCAAATGCGTCGACAGCAATTGCGTCATCAGCATCAAGGCTGTCAAATGCATCGACAGCAATTGCGTCATCAGCATCAATGCTGTCAAATGCATCGACAGCAATTGCGTCATCAGCATCAAGGTCATCAAATGCGCCGACATCATCAAGGTCATCAAATGCGCCGACATCATCAAGTGCATCAAATGCGCCGACATCATCAAGGTCATCAAATGCGTCGACAGCACCAGGTGCATCAAATGCGCCGACATCATCAAGTTCATCAAATGCGTCGACAGCACCAGGTGCATCAAATGCGCCGACATCATCAAGTTCATCAAATGCGTCGAAATCATCAAGGTCACCACATGCGTCGAAATCATCAAGGTCATCAAATGCGTCGAAATCATCAAGGTCATCAAATGCGCCGACATCATCAAGTGCATCAAATATGTTTAATAGTTCTAAATCTACTACAAATAAAACCATTGATTATGAAGATGTTATAAAAAAATTTAATGATAATACAGAATATGGTTATAGGTGGAAGAAATTACCATGTAATAAATATACCAATTACTCAATATATGGTTGTAACAATTTTAATTATAACTTAACTGATTTAATGTATAATAATAATATAATTTATCCATGCAAAGATACAAAGTGGGATAAATGTAACGATTTAAATAAAATTAATAAAAGGTTTTATTTAAATTATTTAAAAGAAATTGAGAAAAACATAAAGCTTTTTCCATATGATCAAATAACTGATAATAATGACATTCATAATAATGAAAATTTTAAAAAAATATCAACTTATATAAATAATATAAAAAAAAATATATTTAAAGAAGTAATAATTATTCATAATAAAAATGCATATGTCGCTTATAATAAATTAAAATTATATAATTTTATAATTGATGATAAGCAAGAGTTAAAGGTTGAATTATCACAAAATAATACTATGCAGCTTGTAAAACTTGGTAGTGCTTCGAATAGTGAATATGGTTCTATTTATAAAGCGTATATTGGTAAAAATGAATTTGTAGCTAAATTATCATTATGCGATAATACATCAAGTTATAATTATACCGTGTTCAAACAATCTAATTTAAAAGAAAATCATTTATTTGAATTAATTAGTAAATATGCTATTAATAAAATAAATATAAATTTACCGATAATCTATAAAACATTACAACTAAATGCTACCGAGGAACAAGTATGTAAAATATTTCCAATATTTAAAGAAAAAAAACAAGTAAATAGATATAATATAGGGTGTAATTTGGGGACAAAGCCGCCTATAAATTGTACTATAGTTGATGTATATTCTGGAGATATTAATATATATTTAAATCCTTTACAATATAACGAGTATAGAACAGAAAATATACCTCATTTTTACTATTTATTAAATGGCTTTGAAAATATTATAATATCAATCTTATCATTTTGGAGCGTAACAAAATGTTTGCATCGTGATACTCATAGTGGTAATTTTTTATTCAAAAACACACCAATGGAATTAAATAATTTTATAAAATATAATATTCATGGTAAATTGTTCTATATTAATAACTTAAAAATTAATTGGACAACATGGGATTATGGTACTTGTATGCCATTTGTATATGATAATTATTTTATAAAAAAAACAGATCATGATAGGGGTTATGATGATTTTGAGGATGATGTTATTAAATCATTATATGTTTATTGTAGAGCATTATTGACTCTCAGTATTACATCCGATTATATTAATAAAATCTTTGCTATCTTTCATCCAAGAAGGCCTTTAATTAGAGATGAATTAAAAACACTATATTTTATTGTTATGTATATATTTCATGAAATCTTTAATGATACAAATAACGATGAAAATTATAATAAATTTTTTGAAAAAATAATTTATTATATTTATAACTTTAATGATGAAATTAGAAAATCAATACAAAAACCGGAATTCGCCAAAAAACTAGCAAATATAAAATTGAAGTATAATATGGATATAAAAACATTCGATTTTATTTTTAATTTATATAATATAAAAGACCCTAATTTATCCATATCAACTCGTGTTCAAGAAATTTATAATGAAAATGTGTTGTATTCTTTCAATAATTTAAAAAAATATTTCGTAGATGAAATTTTAACAATTATTATTTGTGCTAAATTTACAAATATTTATAGCAACAAAAAAAAAGAATATAAAATTTATTTAGATAAATTTAATAATAAAATTAAAACTAGTTATAATTTGACTCATAATGTCTCCTTACTTATTTTGAACATAATGTCAAAATTTCGTGAGAATAAAATATTTAACAATGAAAATTTTATAGCCAATTCAAATAACTATCAAGTATTTAATACTTATTTGGATAAAAATGACAAATATTTAGATGAATACTTTATTGGCAATCATTATTTAGGATATTGTTGGATTAAAGTTGATTATCCTATCGATTCTAATTTTTTTACTGAATTAGATGATAACATTATGAAGAATACGAATTTTATCTCTTATTTTGAAAATAATACAGATTCAATTATAACGATTAATAATTTAAAAAAAGAAAATTTAGCTGCTTTTAATTTTTTTAATACAAATATTGATTATTTAATAAATTACTATATTAAAATTAAGATTAATAATAAGTATATATATTATTTACCATATTATGATATAGAACATCAATTATATTTAAAATTGAATAAATAATTAATCTAAATCTTTTAAAAAGTCGTAGTCCCATTCTTCGTAATGGGACTCGAAAAAATTATCATCTATTTCACAATCTGTTATGATTTCATCTAAATACTTGTTTTTGATTTTTGGGTTATAGTATATATTATACTTTAACACATCTACCGTCTGGTAATCAAAGTAACTTTTCATTTACTTGTTAAATTATAAAATAATTTATAATATCATTTTTTCGTACATTTTCATACATTTTCATACATTTTAATTTTATTATATCTACTATTTGTTACAATACTATGTGCCATTTTTTCACTTATTATTTTTAATTCATTATTTGTTAAATTATATTGTCTTATATTACTTGTATAAGATATTCTTAACCATCTTACACTAATATCGGCATTATATATCATTTTAAATATATTTGTTATCTTTTTACCAAAATTATTTGATTTATAACTGAATAAATAATCATCGATTTTTTTTTTATTTTCAAATATATGTTTTATTATTAATTCTTGAATTTTTTTTTCTATATCATATATTTGCACACCAAATACCTTGTTTGTTTTATAATTATTGAATATAAATTTTATTGGAATATTATTTTCTACAATAATATAATTATGACTTTTATCTAAATTTACATAATCGGTTTTAATTATCATATTTGAATATTCTAATCTTCGCGGTGGTATGTAAGTATACAATGCGTAAATTACTTTATCTTCTATATTTTCGATTTTTTTTATATTTTTGTCTAATTCATCTTCATCATAGTTTACTATTAATTTATCATTGTCTACTATATTAACTGAATTATTATCAATGTCATTTTCATATTTTTTATTTATATTTTCAATATTTTCAATTATATTTTTATAGACATTATTATCTATAAAATAATCTATTTTACTACATATTACAGCATATGGTATTAAATAAGATTTTATTGTATTCTCATTTGTGTAATTTGCATATAAAAATTTAATTAATTCATTATCTGTTAAATAAGTGAATTTTTTTATTATGTACTCTTTATCTTTTAAATTATAATTATCAACAAATATATTACTTAATCTTTTTATATTAACTTTTTTATTATTTATAATTTTGTTAATATGTTTTATTTTAGTTACATAGTTTTCTATTGTTGCATTTTTTAAATTGGTATTATTTTTTTTTATATCAATTTTCTTCCCCCTTTTTTTTTCATATTTTTCTAATATTCTTTTTGCATCTTTTATATCCATATTATTACAAATAATATATATTTTATATATTATTAAAAACTATTTATGTAAAATTTGTTTCTCCTATTGTATATTCTTCTTTGGTACTGGTGGCTATAGATTTGGATGACCCACCGCTCATAGTTAATAATGTATACTCGCAATTATCTGCATTTTTTTTAAATTTAAATATTCTTTGATTATTTCCACTTTCAATTTCGCTACCACGATTAACATCTAATTTATCGTATAATGTATAATCATAATTTACTTTACATCTGTTACTATTATCATTTATTGTTTCTATGTTAGTTATTGGGAATGACATTTCTATTTCTTTTTTTTGCGGCATTAATTTATTATTTACTACTCTTTTATAATTATCTTTAATACTTTTTCTTATACTATGTGATTTGCAATCAAAATCAGCACAATTATTTAATAAAGCAAATGAATTATGATTATTACAACTTTTCAAGCATTTATTGTAAATATTTGGCTTGAATGACATTGATGGCATTGAACTACATTGTTCTCCGTTCAAACCACAATCATCGAATGCACATAATGTAAAACATTCTTTTAAAAATGTTTCAACAGTTTCTTCTGTAAATACTGATGTGTCTATGCGTGCATCTCCTGTGCTCCAACTTGTCGATGCTGGTTCGCTTGAAAATATTGGTTCGCTTGAAGATACTGGTTCGCTAGAAGATGCTGGTTCGCTTGAAGATGCTGGTTCGCTTGAAGATGCTGGTTCGCTAGAAGATGCTGGTTCGCTTGAAGATGCTGGTTCGCTAGAAGATGCTGGTTCGCTAGAAGATGCTGGTTCGCTAGAAGATGCTGGTTCACTAGAAGATGCTGGTTCGCTAGAAGATGCTGGTTCGCTTGAAGATGCTTGTCCACTTGAAGATGCTTGCCCACTAGAAGATGCCTGTCCGCTAGAAGATGCTGGTTCGCTTGAAGATGCTGGTTCGCTAGAAGATGCTTGCCCACTTGAAGATGCTTGCCCACTTGAAGATGCTTGCCCACTAGAAGATGCCTGTCCGCTAGAAGATGCTTGCCCACTTGAAGATGCTGGTTCGCTAGAAGATGCTTGCCCACTTGAAGATGCTGGTTCGCTTGAAGATGCTTGCCCGCTAGAAGATGCTTGCCCACTTGAAGATGCTTGCCCACTTGAAGATGCTGGTTCGCTAGAAGATGCCTGTCCACTTGAAGATGCTTGCCCACTTGAAGATGCTTGCCCACTTG